TATTGCGGAACTCGAACGCGCTTTGAAGAAATGCGCTGGATGCAAAATTGCACTATTCGGGACGGGGGACAATGAAATGCGTGCATTTGACGCAGACGCTGTGCGACGTACCGGCTATGGCCGTAGCGAGATTGATCCTCTCGAAGCACTTCACTCTTTAGATCAAGGGCAATCAATTAAAGACTATGGTGCGTATTGGGATTCGATTGCATGGTGAGGGCCACATGTGTTGATTCCGTTGTTGAAGAGGTTGCTGGCACAGATCGAGGAGTAGCACTATGTGACAAAACGTTGACACTTATCGATAACTGTTTGCAGTTTGACGCATGGAGACTCACAATCATCTTTGATTGCCCTTGACATGAGGGGGGGGATGTGATAGAGTAGATTCACAGGCGAGCAGAACGGTAAAATCGACCGAAGGCTCCTGAGAGCAATCTCAGGGGCTTTTCTCTGTTTAGGGGTGGTAAATGGGGATCCGGGCAGCGGTAGCGAACGCGATATTGCAGTGGGCAGAGCGGCGATCTGGCGCTCCGCTGTATACGGACGGGATCTACACCGGGCAGCCCGTTTACCCTGAGTGGTCAACTGAGCGAGCGATCAAGGAAGGCTACAAAGCAAGCTACATCTATTACTCCGGGGCATCCGATCTCGCCGACTGTATCCGATCTGTTCCGTGGAACCTCAAGCGCAAGACCGCAGACGGCGCGGAGATTGTTGACAAGCATCCGCTGGCGTTGATGCTGCGCAGGCCGAACGAGGATGATCCGTGGGGTGCTCTCTGTGAGGCGTGGGACATCTTCAAGAGCCTGGGTGGTAACGGCTACGGCAACTTCCTTGAGATCGGTGATGCAGTGAAGGTGTGGGGGTTGCGTCCTGATCGGGTGAAGATCGTGCCGGATAAGAAGGGACGTATCGATCACTACGAGCATTCAACAGGGATGGGGAAGCACCAGGATTATGATCCCGACGAGATACTTCACTTCAAGTTCTTCGATCCTGGATCGGATCACTACGGGCTGGCCCCTCTCCAAGCAGCGGCGATGCTCGTTGATGCCTCAAATGGGATGGTAGGCTGGAATAAGAGGTCGGTGAAGAACCGGGCGCGGCCTGATGGGATGTTCACCCCGAAGACACCGCTTGATGCTAAGGCTCATAAGAATTGGCGCGACAACATTCAGAAGCAGCTTTCCGGTCCGTCGAATGCGCACAAGATCATTCTGAATCCATTCGATGCTGAATTCGTTCCCTTCGAACTGACCCCGGTAGAGATGGACTTCATTCGATCATTCGAGACTTACGAGGATGCGGTATGTAAGGTGCTTCACATCCACCCCGAGGCCCTGGGGAAGAGTAGCGCGACATATGAGAACAAACGTTGGGCGCTGAGGGCTAAGTGGGACGGGCCGGTGACTTCCCGGCTCAGAGAGATGAGGGGGGTATTCAATCATAAGTTCGGGCTGCTCTATGGCACGTCGTATCCGGCGGCGGTCGGCGATCTGTACCTTGACTATGACCTATCCGATACCCCGGCGGTAACAGAGGCACGTAAGGAAGCGAGCGAAGAGGCGCAGCGATATTGGAAGATGGGGGTGCCGTTTGATGCGATCTCACAGAAGCTCGACCTTCCCTTCGATCCTATCCTCGGTGGCGACGTTGGCTATTTGCCGGTGAACGTTCTGCCGGCGGGAATGCCTTCGGATCAAGGTAGATCAAGCCGGTCGATCAACCTAGAGACGGATGATCAGTTCAGGGCGCACTGGAGAATGGTCGATCAGCGCAAGGCCGGATGGGAGAGAGGGGTTGCTACAAAGGTGGCGGGGTTGTTCGCGGTCGAGCGCAAGGCGGTCGTCAAGGCGATCGAGGGCGGCAAGACGGACGTCGACTATGTGATCAACGGCCATCGGGGAGCGTGGGAGAAGCTGATCGAGGCGGTGCTGAGGTCCGTTATAGAGGACTTCGGGGACAAAGTGGCCGATGACCTCAATGCAGGCCGTGTTGAGACAGGGCGAGCCGCGATGGAGGCAATAGCGGCCTTCTTAGACGATCGGCTGGAAACCCGCGCCCCATACGAGTTTGACCCCTGGACGACGGCGATTCAAGACTGGGTTGAGGTTAGTACCGCCGAACACGTTACTTCGATCACCACCACGACCAAGGAAGCTATTCGCAGGGTGATCAGCGTTGGCCTCGATGAGGGATTGAGCATGGTGAAGATTGCTCGCACGGTGCGCCAGGAGTTCGAGAAGTGGGAAAGCGGTACGGGGGTCTACCGCTCGATGATGATCGCAAGGACTGAAGTTCACACGGCGAGCTCGTATGCGATGCACGAGTCAGCACGACAGAGCGGGGTAGCTCAACAGAAGGCTTGGCTGACGGCTGGGGATGAGCGGGTGAGAGATTCGCATATGGCAAACGAGGCTGAGGGATGGATTGACTTTGATCAGGCGTACTCGAATGGGGCGGCGCATCCGGGGGACGGGCCGGACACGATCAACTGTCGATGCGTTGAGATGTTCCGCAGTAAACAGAGGTGATGGGGATGACAAATTTGAGAAGCGATGAATACGTCGCGTCGTACATCGACACCGATCACGACATTGCAGGGCCGATCAAGATGGTGATCACGACACCGGCGAGCGGGGCGTGGCGGCTGTCTGTCGGCTGCTTTGCCAAGACTGAGTGCAACGTGACGCTGACTGAGGCGGTGACGATTGGCGCAGCGGGTACGGCGTTGACGTTGCGGAATCTGACTCGACACGGGACGCACCCCGATAGTTCAGGGGTGCTGGCTGAATATGGCGGGACGTACACGGGCGGGACGGAGATCTTCACCGCGGCAACGGTCGATCGTGAGAGTCTTGGCCCTCACTGGATACTGAAGCAGAGCACGTCATATCTCATCACCGCAACGAGCAAAGCCGACAACAACTACACCTCTGTTTCGGCGCACGTGTGGAAGGGCTAAAGGAGCGCCTATGGGTGAACTAACTGAAGCAGTTAAGAAATACGGCAGTGCAGCAGCAGCAGCAAGGGCGCTTGACATTCCGAGCACGACGTTCACTCGCCACTTGGAGAAGGAGAGAGAAGGTACATCTGTTAAGACCACTGTGAGGAAGGCAGAGCCGAAGAAGACACCGCATCAGGGTCTAACGGAAGAGGAACTACTTCTCAAGTATAGCCCTGAACACAAGATCGTGGCAGCGGCAAAGGCCATACCAGAAGGGACTTTCATCCTTGAAGCGGATTTCATCCGAGGGCTGCAAATCACCGGCGGATATAAGCACATCGTCGAGCGCGAGCAGTTTCAGGCCTATCGGGGGAGAGCGCCGGGAAGTGTGTGGTATTGGGCGCATCCTAAACGAATGGCCGCGATGAAAGCCGATGGTGTCTTGAGATAGGAGGCGCGATGGATAAGAACGGCATTTCCGAGGCAGACCTTCGAGCTAAGCTGAATGAGGAGGTCGGGCACCTGGAGAATATCATCAGGGAGAAGGACCGCGAGCTCAAGGAGTACAGGAAGGAACACGGCAAGCTGTCCAACTTCTTCCGCCAACTGGACGCAGCGGTGCAACCCCTTGAGCCAGTGCCATCTGAGTATACGCCGCAAAAGGGAACCTTCGCGTCCGCTCCTTGCGCGGCGGTGATGCACACTACCGACGGACATCATGGCTCCGTGCAAGCGGCTGACGAAATTGAGGGGTTCAACGAGTTCTCCCCTGAGATAAGCAAGCGCCGGCAGTTAGGGTTTGCTAAGAGCGTCGTCGAGTGGGTGGAGCTGCATCGGCATACCTACGAGATCAACAATCTACATCACCTCGTAACCGGCGACTTGATCAGTGGCGACATACACGACGATCTGCGAATCACGAACGCATGGCCAGCACCCGTGCAGGCGATCAGGGCGGGGGAGCTTCTTGCCGAGCAGATCAGCATCACTGCGCCGCATTTCGAGCGCGTGTATGTGGAGTTCATCGTTGCCGACAATCACTCGCGGTTGACTGCGAAGCCACAGTCTGCGGAAGAGGGTATGAATAGCATGAACTTCGTGGTGGGTAATCATGCGAAGGCGCTCCTCCGCGACCATAGCAACGTTGAATTCAACATCTACCCGATGCACGAAAAGGTTGTTCACGTCCTCAATCGGCAGTACCTCCTCTGTCATGGGCATGACGTGACGGGCTGGATGGGGATGCCGTGGTATGGGATTGAGCGCAAGGTGGCGCGGGAAGCGTTGGCGCGGCTGCAAATCATCATGGAAGACCTCAGCAAGGCGAAGATGGTCGGCTTCCATAAGTACGTCTTCGGCCACTGGCACGTCCCGGTGGACTTACCTCTCTACATGTCGAGCGGGAGCGTACAGGGGACAACTGCTTACGACCACAAGAACGGGCGATATAGCAAGCCGTCGCAATCGGCGTGGATGGTACACCCTGAGAACGGGGAATTTGACAGGACTAATTTTCAGTTGAGTTGAGGGACAAAACAGGCAGAAGTGGGTGGTGATTATGGCAGACAGGGTGAAACAACCGGAAAGGGCGTTCGAGGTGAGGGTACTCGACGGAGATGAGCCGGGGCGGTTCGAGGGCTATGCGAGCGTCTTTGGAGTGGTGGATACCTATGGGACGGTCTTCGACAAAGGGGCGTTTAAGAAGACGCTCAAGGAACGGAAGGACTGGCTTCCGATTGTCTGGATGCACGATCCCTCAGAGCCGATCGGTCGTGCTGACGTCAAGGAAGATGACAAGGGTCTTTGGGTTGAGGGCCAGCTTGATCTCGATGTCCAGCGTGGGGCCGAAGTTTATAGCGGGATGAAGAAGGGTTACATCACAGAGATGTCGCATAGCTTCCGGGGAATCAAGACGAAGACGGCGAAAGCTGAGGATAAGAGCGAGATTCCGCACTTCCTGGAGGTGCAATCGTTCGAGATCTCGCCAGTGACAACCAACTTCGCATCGAATGAAGAGGCTGTTATTACGGGTGTTAGGAAAGAAGAGTCAAAGGAAGAGCCGCGAGCTCGGGTGATTCCTGAAGGCGTAGCGTTTCAGATGGGGCGTTTATCAGCACTCCTTAGAGAGCCGCCTGTGGGCACTCGGGCTGAGGAGCCGTTGCGTAAGCCGGGGAACCACTTACGGACGTGTCAAAAAGAGTTGGCTCGTATAGAGCACGCACTGAAAGGAGTGTGATCAGAATGGCAGAGGATAAGCAGAAAGAGCAAGGGAACGAAGAGCGTGATCTGGAGGCGTTGACGGCAACCCTCGCGGGCATGGCCGACAGCATCGAAGGGATGGAGTCGCGGCTCAAGGAGCAGTATGGGAAGGATCTGAAAGCCGCACAGGATGAGATGGACGAGAAGCGCACCGTATACGAGGAGCGGACGAATAAACTCCTCGAAAAGCTGGCTGCGCCTGCGCTCGGTGATCCTGAGCCGGAAGAGTATTGCGGCTACGGCAAGGACGGCATAGGCGCGTTCATTCAAGACGTGTACCGTGCCGGTCAACCGGGCGGGGGACTGTCCGAACGTCTCGTCAAGATGCAGAAGTTCGAGATGGAGCGGCGCGATCTGAGCACCCTGAGCGGTGGAGACGGTGGGTTCTTCATGGCTCCTCAGTGGTCGAGCGAATTGCTTCGGCTACCGGATGAGGGCGCATATCTCCGCGGCTATTGTCGGGAGCTTCCTGCGGGTACTCCTCCGAACGCTGAGATCAAGATCCCGTATCTTGATCAAGGCGGATCGAAGGGCGTCTACGGCGGGGTGGCGGTTTACTCTGCGGTCGAGGCAGAGAACGTTACCAATCTCACGACCCCGAAGGTCGGGTTGGTGACGCTCAAGCCTGAGAAGGTTGGGGCGTACTACATCCTCACCGAAGAGTTGAGGGCGAATGCAGCGACGATGGCGCAGTTGATGCCCTCGTTGATGCAGGGTGCGATCAGTTCTTACCTCGATGACAAGATCGAGACTGGAACAGGTGCGGGTGAGTGCCTTGGATTCCGGGGATGCTCTGCGGAGATCTCGGTCGAGCGCAGTGTAGACGATGAGGTGAACTACATCGATCTCGTCAATATGTTGGCGCGGATTCTCACGCGGGGAAATTACGTGTGGGTGTGTCAGCGAGTGGGACTACTCCCGCAGTTGATGACCCTCACCGATGGTGCAGGACATCTAATCTGGACAACGGACGCGCTGACCGGCGCTCCTGGCGGACGACTGATGGGTCTTCCTCTGTTCTACGATGAGATCGGTCCGGCGCTTGGTGAAGCTGGCGACATCGTGCTTGTGGATCTGAGTTACTACCTCCTCAAGCCCGGTATGCCGGTGCAGATGAAGTCGGATCAGACGTTCTCGAACTTCCTTTCGGGTAAAGAGACGATCAAGGCGACGTTCTACATGGACGGTAAGCCCTGGCTGCAAGAGCCTCTCACCCTACGGGATGGAACGAACACCGTAAGCCCGTTCGTTAGCTTGGCTGCATAGAGAGAAGTCAATCTGCTATAAGCAGAAAGGAGAACTAATATGCACGATATCAGGGAAGCAACAAAAGTGGATTGCGCAGTATATCCTCAGTATGGGGCAACAAGCCTCAGTGGGGAATACTTCAGCATGGAGAAGTATGCGAAGGCTTTGTTCACTGCTCAGGTTTCCGGACAGCACGACGGAGACGATCTCACGCTGGGGATCTATGAGGCGGAGGACGCAACCGGAACCGGGGCGTCTCAGCTTGGGGCAACAATCACGATGGCGCAGGGGATCAAGGTCACGATGGCGACGGTGGTTTGCACATCGGTAGCCGCCGCGGACACGCTGATCATCACGCCGTACACGTTTGTCAACGGTGTAATGACCGCTGGAACGGCGCTCACCTTCACCGCTGGCACGAGTGAGGTTCTTGCCGATCGTCAGTTTGATCAGAGCGGGACCGATGCGGAGTGTGCAACGTCTCTCGCGGCGTGCATCAACGATGCCACTTACGGTGTGCCGGGGATGTTGGCTGCCGTAGCGACTGCGACGGTCACCTTGACACTGACAGAGCCGGGAGACGGCGTGTTTACTTACGTCGAATCCGACGCGGCAACGTTGGTAGCGACGGACCTTATCCAACAGGCAGATTTCGAGGTTGCCGTACAGGATATGGACCGCGACAACGACGCAACGCACATTCAGGCGCGGTTTGCCAGCATTGAGACAGATGTAGCGACCTCGTGTCACCTCATCCGTGCGGTAGCTGGATACCAGCCGGTCGGTCAAGTGTCGGCTTATAACGACGACGCAAGCTAGGAGGGATCATGGTTGATAAGTTGAGACCTAAGAGCGTTCGCTCTCCTGGCGATCCTTGCGCGTGGGCACAAGAGACAGTCGGATCGATCTCCGAGCTTATTGAGTATAGCGATGTATCAAGCCTCACCGGGACGGTGCTTATCGGCACCATCCCGGCAGGGGCGCGGTATATTGACTGCTCAGTAAAGGTCATCACAGCGTTTAACGCAGGGGCAAACGATGCCCTGATCGTGGGGACTGCTTCTGACACGAACTATCTGCTCACCGATGGACATCCGACGGTAGCAGACAGTGAGACAGAGGGCGAGCTACTGGACTGGACTCCGACGTCGGACCAGCTCATCTATGCAACGTACACGCATACGAGCACGGCTCCGACGACGGGGAAGGCGATTGTAACTGTTCGCTTCAAGCAGCCACTTTAGGAGGTGGTGAGAATGAAGAAACTACTCATATTGAGTCTCGCCCTTCTCCTTGTGGCATTTGTGGGAATGGCGCGAACGGATATGTTTGACAACATTGTGATTGAGGGAACTCTTTCCGTAGGGCTTGATGCTACGGCAGGAACCTTAGAACTCTACCCTGGGACAACTAACAAAGGGACAACTACCATCACGATGACGGATAATTCCGGTGACACGATAACAAACGTCAACTTCGGCGCACAGGCCGGAGCACGGACCTATACCGTTCCCGATGCTGGGGCGGATGCTACGTTCTTGCTGACTGACACCTTTACAACAATTCTGCCGTTTGGTGGCGGACTTGCCGGTGAAGACACCGACGCTGCTGCCACTAATGGCGGAGGGATGGTCGGATCTACCGTAGACGTGACAACTCATGACTTCAACGATAGTGGGGGTGGGGATGACGATGTCCTGTGCAAGGTCTACGATCACGGCACGACTACATGGGACGATCTCTCGACTTCCGCTACGCTAACAGGGTGGGCGGCAAACTACCAGCTTCTCCCTGATCAGGCATCGGAAGAAGCGAACGATGCGTTTGCGGTTGGCTTCGACGAGCAGTTCTGCGAGATTGTATTCAACGATCTTGCGACGGATGCCGGAGCACTTGCAACCTGGAACGCGAATGGCGGGAAGTATCAGTACAGTACAGGCGCGGGAACATGGTCGGATCTGACGGTATACGACGGTACTGACTTGACGGCGCAGGATGGTCTGCGATCTCTACAGCGGACAGGAGCGATCACGTTCGTTCCACCGTCTGACTGGGTTGTAGCCACCTACGACGGCGAGGAAGCATACTGGGTTCAGTATGTAATCACCGCTGCCGAACTAACTCAGACACCTCTCATCGACAACACCAACAAGGACGAGCCGATTGTGGGAATTCCTACTACGGATTCCTTCCAGGCTCCGTTCAAGTTGGAGATCGTTGATGTGCGCGTGACGAACATGCAGGGGACAGTCCACAACCAGAACGTCGAGTTCATCGTTGGCAACTTTACCGACGGTGTGTTTTCGGCAGTGCTTACATGGACGGCCTCGCAGATAAACGACAAGTTTACGTTGGCTTCGGTTATTCCTGCGGACGCTGGCGACATCATCGGGATCATGATCACAGACGACAACGCCGCGGGCTCTAACCCGATCTGGGCTGTTGAGTTCGAAGTCACTTATGAGGACTGATCATGAAAGTTCGACTGAATGACGACAAGACGATCAAGGGCAAGCTCTACGAGGCAGGTGATATCGTCATCGTTCGCAAGGACTACGGCGAGCGCCTGATCAGTGAGGGCTTGGCAAACCGGATCGTTGGCGAAGTAGATAACCGGATAACGGTGGCCTCGGATAACCGGGGTCACCGCCGGTTCTACAGCTATACAAGGAACGAGGAGTGAATGATGTCACCCATTACTTATCAAGGCATTCCTTGCACTTCATACACATTGACAGATTTGCGTAGGGCGCAAGATAGGGCATTCAACGTATTTGAGGAAGATCCTGACAAGGAAAATCTACGTCTATTCTTGAGGGCTCTTCATATGCACATATGTCAGCTTTCAGATGCTTGTGAACAGCATTTGCTAAAGGAGTAACAGATGAGTGTAGTGGCGTGCAGGGTTGACGAGAAAGGATATACGCTTGCATCTGATTCTATCACGGTGCGAGGGTGGACGCAGCAAAAAGGGAACCAATCTAGTCGCTCGAAGTTGTTTGAGATCAATGGTCTTCTTGTTGGGGGAGTCGGAAAGGCCGAAGAGACTAGCTTGTTCCAGATATATGCCTCTACTCATCGGATAGCAGCGGCAACTGAATCGGCAGTCTTAGAATTTCTCTCAGAGTTTTCTGCCTGGAAGAAGAAAAAGATTGATAAAGCAGAGCTAGAAAATGCTTATCTTCTCGGTGTCGAGAACGTCGTCTTTTATATTCATGGATGGTATGTGACGAAAATATCGACCTTTGAGGCAATCGGCGCAGGGATGGACTTTGCCCTAGCCGCACTCCATCTAGGACACACACCAAAGGAAGCTGTGCAAGTGGCGACAGAACTTAGCGTGTTCTGCGAGGGACCAATACGAGAACTGCACAGACAGTTCAAGGAGTAGGCAATGGGCGCAGTAGCGACGGGCCTCACCTGGACAGATAACAAGGCGAAGATCAAGTCGTATCTCAACGTCGATGGGACGGACTACGATGCCCTCTTGGAAACGCTGTTCGACTCAGCGGTTGCCCGGGCGGACTCGTATCTGAACAACCCTTTCGAGGAGATAGAGCCGACGATCGTTCTCTCCTCCATCGAAGTCGGAGATTACGTGACGGTCAACGGTGCGTCGTTTGCTGCGGCGACTGCGCTCGATGAGGATGAGCGCGAGTTCGCCATAGAAGACACCGATTCAGCAACGGCAGACAACCTCTGTGCGTTGATTAACTCTACCACGCTAGGCGGCTCTTATGGGGCCGTCGGCGTGGCCGGTGTAAAGGCGACGAATGCAAGCGGCACGATCACGCTGACGAAGCTCTACCCGAACGCGGAGGATATCACCTGTTCCTCCTCGGATGAGGGACGGCTGCTTGTGAGGCACGTGAGAACTGCTCAGAGCCTCCCTAACGCCATCCTTCAGTGGGTGATGCAGGATATGTACCGGAACTTCGAGAACCGGACTGCATTGATACAAGAAAGCGTTGCAGGGCAAGGTCAGCGGATGTATCTCTCGATGAAGAGTGAAGAGGCGGGGATGACTCAGAACTTCGATCTCATCGCCATGTATCGGCTGATACCGGGACTGTGATATGCGACAGCGAATCAGAATCGAGACTGGATCGAAGACGCCACAAGCGAGCGGCGGTACGGCGTGGGAGACCTCTTCCACTATCACTCGCTGGGCTGAGGCGATCACCGTCACCGCAGACGCAAGGGAGAGGTATCAGTCGATCGATCGGGTGGTCGAGTACGAGTTTCGGTTTCGTAGCAGGCCGACTATCACGATGCAGGGGACGCGGTTCGTGTGGATGACGGACGGACACCCGAACAAGCTGAAGATCTACACGCCGGCAGCGCCGTCGACGCAAGCGGACGGAGTGGGCCGGTATACGAACGTCCTTGTCTCGGATACGGGGGAGGTGGCCGATGAGTAAGGTCTTCGTCTCGAATCTCCCTCTCGTAATGGTGGCGATGGAAGTGGCCGAGCGCAAGGCGTTGAATGCAGCGTGTGACGTGGGGCGGAATCAGGTGGTCAAAAATATCTCAGGCTCGCGGAGCGGGAGGACATACAAAGTGCCAGGGACGCAAGTCACCTATACCGCGTCGGCTCCCGGGGAGTATCCGGCGGTTAGGTTGGGACAGTTGAAAGGGAGCATCAAGTCGTCGGTCAAGGGTGATACGGGATACGTGGGGACGGATGTAGAGTACGCGCTCGCGTTGGAAAAGAAGCCGCCTTCTAAGGGGGGGCGTGAGTTCATGCGCCCGTCTCTCAATCAGGCAAGGCCGGGGATGCTGGTTCAGTTGGGGAAGCGATGGTTTTAGACGTGCCTGCTCAGATGGTGTTCGACTGGCATGATAGGGACGGGATCCCTTTCGAGCGATCGTTTGAGATCATGGCGGAGAATAAGGCTATCTGTAATCTGCGCAAGCTGTTGAGCATAGCGGTCAATCGGGGATGGAGAAAGGAAGAGGCGAAGAGGCGGATAGATGAAGCATGGCGCAAGGCATATCCGACGAATAAAGAAGCGTTCCGGGCATGGTGCGGGAGGTGAGTAATGGCAGTTGAGACAGGGCAAGCGATCAGAACAGCTATCTTCTCCCGCATTACGACTGATGCGACGATGTTGAGCGTGTTCAGTCATGATAGCCTCGTTTGGCTCTATGATCGTGAGGCAGATGGAGATCCTGCTATGCCCTATTTAGTGGACCGATTGATACTTAATGGAATCTTTGGGGGAACGTATGATTACTTCCTAGATTTGTATTGCTATAGCTTGGATAGCAGTCCAGTACAGGTAGCGTTAGGGCTTGATAGGCTCAAGATCCTATTGCATGAATGGCAAATAACAACGGGCGATGGTGAGATCGGTGGCAGCGTGATGGAAGCGTGTGATTATGGATGGGGGCCGATCCCGACGGGTGACTCCAAGGTTACTCATTACGCTACTCAATGGGCGATCAGAGTCGGGGCGATGCGAGACAGGACAAATATCTTAGGGTGAGGTGGTTTAGATGGGAACGATTAGAACAGGGATTACCGCTGCGGCGGTGAACAAGTATCTGCGGGGGGCGGGGACTTTGTACTCTGGTTTCACAGATGTTGATAATCCAGGGACGGCGCTGGGAGAGACGAGGGGAGGGTCGAGCTTTTCATATGGCTTGAGCTTCCACGACGTTGAGCCGGATGGCGCGATGGGTTTGATTGTCGGGCATCGGTTCATCGACAAGATCATACCGACGCTTTCGGTCAGTCTGCTCGAACACTCGGTGAACGAGTATCTGCGACACCTTCCGGGGGCGGATAGTGCCGATCAGACACCGACCGGGATTAAGGGCGAGTACATCGGAGTAGGGACAGAAGTCGATGTTGGTGTAGCCCCTGGCGGATCACCGAACATCGATGAGGACACGCTTGAGGTATGGCGAACCCCTGCCGCGTTGGGAGCCGGGGTTAAGCTGACTCTCGCCACGGATTACAACGTGGTTGATCAGATCACCCTCGCGTCGTTTGCCAACGGTGATGAAGTTGTTATTGAGGGGGTTACCTTCACGGGCCATACGGACACGACGACTCCCGCAAACCGGGAATTCGACATCTCCGGTACTGATACGGCAGACGCTACCGAGCTAGTCGGGCTGATCAACAATGCGACCTACGGGGTAACGGGCGTCACGGCGACTAGTGCTCTTGGCGTTGTCTCCCTTTCAAGAGCGACGACAGGAACGAAGAATACGATTACCCAGACTGGCGATCATGCGACGATGGAATATCAAGTCGTTCTCGCAACGGCTGGCGGCGCTGTCCTCGATGACGACAAGATCACCGTTTTCTACGTCTACGACAACACGGCTTCGGGCGACACGTTCACGATCATCAAACCGGGGCAAATCGCAACGGGGGATTACCTGACAAACATCGCGCTCCTGTGCGAGGTGTCGGATGCGGATCAGACGTATCCCGTGGTGTTCATCATCAAGAACCCGCTCAGTGAGCCGGACACGATTGAGATACCGGGCGAGCGGATCAACGAGACGCTACTCAAGACAACCTGGACCGGCTTCTTCGATCCGGCAGACGGGCTTGATCTCGATCAGGCTCCCGTCGAGTTGTGGGTACCTTACGGAATATAGCGTAGAAAAGGAGTGACATGACTGACAAGGGCGCGGGGCCACTCGTCTGGGTGGCCCCCACGATAGAGATAGCAGGGAAAGATTTCAAGGTTCGTCGCCTTGGACTCCTCGACATTCAGAAGTTGGCGCGGATCTACGCGGCGGCGTCTTCGTACATCGACCGGGCAACGCTGGCGAACATCAACACCTTATCACCGGAGGCTATCGGCACATTCATGATCGACGCCTTGGCGCATGCCTTCGATGAGGTGATCGACTTCATGGCCTCAGTGATTGGCTTGGCTCCGGGGAAGGAAGACGACTGGAAAGGAACGATCCGTGACCCGAACGTCTTCCCGCTGGGGTCTGAAATCAAGGTGATTGAAGTGCTGATCGAGCATGAGGATGTGCTGTCTTTTTTCGACAGCGTGAAACGGATGGCGAGCAACCCAGCCCTGAAGAAGCTGACAGGGCGTTTGAGCAAGCCGTCGACCGCATCCAAGAAAGGTACGGGTGGACGGACGAAGAAGTCCTAGCCCTACCCTACGCTCGATTGTGCCAGGTGATCCGCGTAACGCGAGAGGCGGTGAAAGCTGAGCGGCGATGGGAGGCGTTGTGGAACTACAGAACGGCCCCTCCAGTAGTCGGAGAAGGCAAGAGTAGAACGGTCGTCCCATTCGAGAACTGGCTCGCGCAACTCGGACTAGGAGAAGAAGTGGAAACTAAAGGCCGCACGTTGAGCGACGAAGATATACAAAAAGCATTTTCAAAGGGAATGAAGAAAATGGCGGTATTACCACCAGGAATGAAAATAACAAGGTGATAGGAAAATGAGTACTTCTCAAGAAAAAGAAGCTTCCCATCAGAGATATGTAAAAAACGCCGAAAAGGTAAAGGCGCGATCTCGTCGATGGAGAGCAGAGCATCCAGATCAAGAACGCAAGACTAAGCAGCGGTGGCGCGCTGCTAACGTAGAGAAGTGCCGTAACTATGGCTGCCAGTATCGTGAACAGCATCGCGACGAGATGAAAGAATACAACCACCGTTATTACGAGAATAATCATGAGAAAATAGACCAACGTTCACAGCAGTGGCATGAAAACAACCCTGACGCAGCGAGAGAGCATAAACAGCGGTGGAGAGAGGTTCATCCTGATAAAGCGCGCGAATGCAATCATCAATGGTGCAAGAAGAATCCTGATAAACGACGTGAAATTGTAAGACGAGATGGCTCTAAGAGAAGGGCGGCTAAGTTAAAGAATGGCGGAGAATTCACGCGAAAAGAATTTACTGATTTGTGTAAAGTGTCTGTTTGGCAATGTACGTATTGTGGGTGTAATCTGACGCCGGAAACCGTAACGGCTGACCACAAGATTCCGCTCTCTCGCGGAGGATCAAACGATATCTCAAATATTACCATAGCGTGTGTAAGTTGTAACTGCAGTAAGAAAGATAAGACCCCAGAAGAGTATGCGGAATGGTTGCATGTTGGGGGGGTGGTAGCTCATTGAGATTTTCCGCTTATTCGGAACTGTTAGCGTTAATAAGGCGAAAGCCGTTGCCGATCTGAAAGCGATCGAGACGGCGGGGCGCACCTCTGGCGGCAAGCTGAAGTCGATCTTCAAGACGATTGGCAAGGCTGCCGTTGCTGCGTTTGCTATCGTTGGCGTTGCCGCTGCCGGGATCTTCGTCGCTGCTATTAAGAAGGCCGCTGAGTTCGAGCAGGCTATGGCGATGGTGAAGTCGGTCACTGGAGCCACTGGTGCAGAGTTCGAAGCACTTACAGCTAAAGCCAAGGAGCTCGGAAAGACCTCCAAGTTTACCATGACCGACATCGCGTCAGGGATGGAGTTCCTGGCGCGTGCTGGCTTCGAGACGAACGAGATCATATCCGCGATGGACGGTGTAGTAGCACTTGCCTCCTCGCAGGTGATGGACCTCGGACGGGCTGCCGATATCACATCGAACATCCTCACCGGGATGGGACTGGAGGCCGGGGAAGCGGGACGTGTGGCTGACGTGCTCGCTCAGACAGCGGCTAGTGCCAACGTCAACGTCGAGATGCTAGGAGAATCGTTCAAGTATGCGGCTCCTCTTGCGGCGGCGGCTGGATGGTCGATCGAGGAGACCGCAGCGGCTATCGGTAAGATGGGTGATGCCGGTATACAGGGATCGATGGCCGGGACCGCGTTACGTTTTGCCATATCCGAGCTGATTGGTGAGTCCGACAACTTCAAGGACAAGCTGGGCGAGCTTGGAATGAAGATGGACGACCTCAAGGGGCCAGACGGTCAACTTTTGGGAATGGCTGAGGTCATGGGAGTGTTCGAGGATAAGGGCTTCGGTGCGGCGGAGATGCTGACCTTATTTGGCAAGAGAGCCGGTCCTGCGTTAGCCATTCTCCTTGAACAGGGAGAGGATGGTCTAGCTGACTTCACGGCGGCGCTGGAAGCCTCAGAAGGCGCGGCGCAACGTATGGCCGACATTCAGCTCGATACATTCTCAGGACAACTCACCGTCCTTCAAGGATCGTGGGAACTTCTCCTCGTTACCATCGGTGAGGACATGATGCCGATTCTCAAGAACCTTCTCAAGGACCACATTATCCCCCTTGTCAACGGGATCACGGAATGGATCGAGGTACAAGGCGGTTTGCTCGGTGTGATCGATATGGTGAAAGGGAAGATTATAGACTTCGCAGCAAGTCTACGCGATAAGATGGGAGTGGCCTGGGATATAGCTGTGGCGGCAACTGGTAAATTAGTAGAAGGATTAAAAAGAATTTGGGCCTTCGTGACAGACCATTCAGGCCCGATTACTAAGGCCATAATCGCCATAGGCGCTGCTTTTGCAGCATGGCAAGTAGCGGTGTGGGTGGCTTCTTTGAATCCCTTGACGATAGCTTTAACAGCGGTAGCAGCAGCAGGTGTAGCTGTGGCTGCATTCTGGCCGGAGATCACTGCAGCGTGGGAGAAAGCTAAGAGTATTCTTGCGAATAATGAAACTGTTGTGGCGGCGTGGAATACTGTAAAAGACGTTGCCGATATAGTGTGGGGTGGGATTAAAGCCGTGTGGGAAGGGTTGGTAGAATCCTTCCAGAAGAACCTTCTTAAGATTCAAGCTGTATTTAGTCGTCTCGGAGAAGCGGCCTCTGGTTTATGGGAGGCAATCAAGGCGGCATTTACACCGATCGTTAAAGCTTTTCAGGGCTTATTCGGGGTTGATGGGGAGACTGTAAATGCCGCAAAAGCATTTGAGGTATTAAAAGATCTTGCGAGCAAGTGGATGGATATCCTTGCGGTACAAGTAACTACAGCAATAGAACTCATCACAGGAGCGTTCAAGATATTTACGGCACTGTTGCGCGGAGATTGGCAAACAGCTTGGTCGGAATATAAGGAATATCTGAAGATCACATGGAATGCAATTGTCAAGATCCTCGATATCATTGGTCTTAAAGACGTGATCATCGCTGGCTGGGAAGCGTTAAAGGTAAAGACGGTCCAGATATGGGGTAGCATTAAAGATTCGATCTCTGCTATCTGGGATACGGTTGTCAGTTGGTTCTCGAATGCCTTGCAAGGACTCATCAATACCGTCACCTCATGGATGCCGGGCTGGTTGAAGAAGTGGCTTGGGGTTGGCGAAGATGCAGGAGACAACCTTGCCGATGGTCTAACCTCGAAAGAGGGAGTCGTTGAGAGTGCAACCAACGTACTCGCTGGAGCTATCACCAAGCCTCTGTCAATGGCGAAGGAAACCATTAAGAAGATCGGTGCCGATCTCGGAGAGACGCTTAGTCTTGCCCTCGCAGGGACTAAGAGCGACGTCGCGGGAGCGGCTGAGGATATTGGTGAGGGGATCGGGGATGGGATGGCAAAAGGGATCCTCGATAGCACACCACTCATTGAGTCTTCCATCTCTGGGGTCAACCAAGCCGCGCAGGATCAGTTCATGCTTGACTGGAATATGAGATCCCCTTCGCGTCTAGCCTATAGCTATGGTGCTGATATCATGGCGGGCCTCGCAAATGGGATCAAAGCCGGAATAGCTCAGATCAAAGAATGGGGGAACCTGCTCCTCGATGCTCTGCCCGGTGAGCCCGAGTTCTATGATCAAGGGAAAGAGGGAGGGGACGCCTATACCGATGGATTGACCGACGGAATCGAGGCAGGTACACCCAACATTCTCAGAGCAGAAGAGCAGTTCCAAGAGAACTGGGATGCTTCTCATGCAGCTCATCAAGCGGAAGTAGTCGCAAGCGAAGAGGTACACCATGAGGCAATCCTGCGAGAGGAAGAAACATTCCAACAAACTTGGGAGGCGTCGCAGGGAGCGCATCACACAGCAACTGAAAGAGCCGCAGATAAACATCATGATGAGATGGTGAAGGAAGAGAAATCCTTCTGGAAACAGATAGTACAACATATCGACGCAGGAACAGCGGATGCTGCTAAGATCATCGGCGACTATCTCAATGACCTTCAGAAAGACATAAAGAGCACCCTGGCAGGGATACTGAAAGATATCATATTGGGCAATAAATCCTTCGGGGATGCTGTGTCGAGCGGTATGCAGAGCTTAGTCTCTTCTATCTGGAATTCGGGGATTGATGCAGCGACAGGTTGGGTTGTTGATAAATTTTGGGCGATGGCGTTCGGTACTCAATCTGCTATGTCCAGTCTTTCATCGGGTGCAGCATCTACCCTCTCTGCCGTTGCCGGAAGCATGTCAGGTCTAGGGACTCTTCTCGGCGCTCTTACCGGCATTGCTACCCCGATCTTTATTGGTACGAGTGGGGCCGTCGCCGGCTGGGTGCATGATGTCAACACATGGCTCAATGGTTTATTCGGGCAAACAGGGCCAGGCTGGGATGAAGTTGAGGGCGTCTCGTCTAACAGCAATACCCCTGGATGGACTCCTCTCCCACCGGACGCTGAGGTGCCTGATTGGATACCGTCGAATGGATCAGATGAAGGTGTTTGGACTCATGGGGCAACCGGAGGACTGGCGGCAAGCAAGATGCTCGCCATCATAGGTGAGGGGCGTCACGACGAAGCCCTGTTGCCTCTCAATGACGCGGTGTATGCAAGGCTAGGGGCAGGCATCGCTAAGGCTTCAGGAGGCTCTCTAAGGCCCGTTGAAGTGAACGTAGAGATGAACATTGATCATCTTACGGCAGACGATCCTCGGCAGCTTGATTCCCTATGTGAGACGCTCGGACGGCGGATTGGCTTCAGGTTGAGAGGGTTGGGGTTGGAGGCGGTATGATCGTACACAGGTTCACTCTTGGAGGGGTAACGGATACGACGTTGGGGATCCAGTTGCTTGCGGGTTACGACGATCCGGCAGCGCCTAGCACGCGGGATAGGACGTTGGAGATACCGGGGAAGCATGGCGTGTGGAACTTCGGCTCAATAATGGCAGAGAAAGAGTTCAATCTGCGGTGCGCGTTTGAGTGTGCATCTCAGGCATCTCTCCAAGCGAGGATAAGGACTCTCAA